TCTCAGACAGTAAGGTAAAAATCTACTAATGTAGCAATGCCCCTTACTTGTTGGTACACATTAATCCAACCTCCTACCCCTCTAAATAATAATCATGACAAAAAAACAAACTCTCAAGTTTACTATCAGGCAAGATGGTTATGTAACTGAAGAAGTTATGGGTACAGTCTCTAATGAATGTGTAAAACTCACTGAACAAATAGAGAATAAACTAGGAAGTTTAGAAAAACGTGTATTTAAACCAGATCACTATCTTGCTCAACCAGTAGACAACTTTTGGGCATCCCAAGATGTTGAAGTTCAAAATAATCAACCAGTTCCTGAATGGAGAAAAGATTATGATATTGCAGTGAAAACTGCATTAGATGAACAGGATAAAAAACTTAGAAATCGTTTAGAAAACTAAAGATGTCACACTTCAGCACAATCAAAACAAAGATCAAGAATAAACCTCAATTGCAGGAAGCATTGGAGATTCTTCAGTATGATGTAAAGGAAGATCAGGAACTTAAAGTTACTGGTGCTCATGGTATTGGTCATGAGACAGTAGAGGCTGAACTTGCTATTGGAACGGATATTGGATTTCGTATGCATCCACTAACAGGTGAGTATGAATTAGTAGCAGATCTTGAAACATGGAACCAACCTATTCCTGTAGAAAGATTGATTGATAAAGTTACCCAACAGTATGCTAGAATGAGTATACACAATACCGTAAAGGATATGGGATTTGAAGTAGAAGAGGAATGGGAAATGGATGATAATTCTATTGAATTAACAGTTACACGATGGGTTTAAATTTATGACGTTGAAAGTTGCAGTTCTACAATCACAAGAACAGATAATTGCAGATTTAAAGGAAATTGTTTCGGAAGATAAAACCGTTGCATATTTACTTAATAAACCACACATTATAGAGATAAATAGGTTTTCATTAACTGAAGAGGGGCAACCTGCAACTTCTGTAGAAGTTACATTATCCCCTTGGATTTTAGCATCTGCTGAAGATGACATTCCTGTTCCAACACAACATGTTATAACAATTGTGGAACCTTTAGATTCAGTTAAACAAATGTATGAGGCAAAATTAAATGGAAGAAGAAATCAAAGTGATCAAACTGATAGTTCTGATGACGGGCAAGAATCTGATAAGTCAGATTGATGAAGTTGGAACTGCTGATATTGGGCAACCTGATTGTAAGTTAACACAACCTTTTGTTGTTACTGGTGATAATACACTTGAACAATTTTTAATAGGTGTCACAAGGGATGATGCTTTTATGATAGGATCTGATAAGATACTAACAATAGCAGAACCTACACCCACACTGCTTGAAAAATATTTGGACATAACTAAGGAATGAGATTCTACACAAACGTTCAGATGGTTGGGGACAACTTCTTAGTACGTGGTTATGAAGATGGAAGACACTTCGCAACCCGTGAGAAGTTTTACCCAACTCTTTTTGTCAATTCTAAAAAAAAGTCTAAGTATAGAACTTTAGACGGAGAATCTGTAGAAGCAATTGAACCTGGATCAGTTCGAGATTGTAGAGAATTTATAAAAAAATATGATGGCGTAGAGAATTTTAATATCTATGGTAATGAGAGATTTATATATCAGTATATCTCTGAGAAGTATCCTGAGAAGGAACTGAAGTTTGATGTTGAGAAGATTAAATTAGTTACCCTTGATATTGAGGTTAAGTCTGAGCAGGGATTCCCTGATGTAGAATCTGCTGCAGAAGAGATACTTCTTATATCAATACAGGATTATACTACTAAGGAGATAATTACTTGGGGTTTAGGTTCATTTAATAATAAGCAGAAGAATGTAACTTATAAAGGGTTTAGGACAGAGTATGAACTCTTAAGTGATTTTATTAATTGGTGGATGATAGAGGAGAATACTCCTGAAGTTATTACTGGATGGAATAGTAAGTTATATGATATTCCATACATGTGCCGTAGGATTGAAAGGATCCTTGGTGAGAAGTTGATGAAGAGAATGTCACCTTGGGGATTGGTGACTGAGAATAGAACTATCATTATGGGACGTGAACATATCTCTTATGATATTGGTGGTGTATCACAGTTGGACTACTTAGACTTATATAAGAAGTTTACTTATAAGGCACAGGAATCCTATCGTTTGGATTATATTGCTAGTGTAGAATTAGGGCAGAAGAAACTCGATCACTCTGAATTTGATACATTTAAAGATTTCTATACAAATGGTTGGCAAAAATTTGTAGAGTATAATATAATTGACGTTGAACTTGTTGACCGTTTGGAAAGCAAGATGAAGTTGATTGAACTTGCTCTCACTATGGCTTATGAAGCCAAGGTGAATTATGAGGATGTGTTCTATCAGGTTCGTATGTGGGACACGATAATTTATAACTATTTGAAGAATAGGAATATAGTTATTCCTCCCAAGAATAGATCAAATAAAAACGAAAAATACGCAGGTGCTTATGTCAAGGAACCGAAACCAGGAAAGTATGATTGGGTGGTTAGTTTTGACCTCAATAGCTTGTATCCTCACCTTATTATGCAGTACAATATCTCACCAGAGACCATCAGGGAGACTAGACATCCCAGTGCGAGCGTTGAGAGGATCTTAAATGAAGAGATAACCGATTTTAATTCTGAGTATGCTACTTGTGCTAATGGAGCACAGTATAGAAAGGATGTACGTGGATTTTTGCCAGAGTTGATGGATAAGATGTATGGTGATAGAGTGGTGTTTAAGAAGAAGATGCTTGAGG